CTTTAAAGTCACCAGCAGTAATTTTGATTGTTGCAACAACATCTTTATCTTTGTATCTGATATCGCTTTCAGCAATTTCGTAAGTCTCTTCAATCTTCATTGACTAACTCCAACTCTTCTTCGTCAGCAACGCTTTCAGCACCATCTTGTCCATACAAGAATTCTTTTTTACACGCTTCGTCAATCAATGCTAAGATATCAGGTGTGAAATACTTTTCTGGCTCTTCGTTGATGTTCTTACCAAATACTTTAGTGCCATTGGCAAGTTCATATCGTGTAGAAACTTTCTTGATGATGCCATACTTCTCTGCAATTTCAAGCAAGCCAAAGTATCTATCAAGACCTGTGCTGTATGTAATCTTCACTTCAACTTGAGAGTTCTCTTTTGTCAAACGTGATTTTTGCAACTTGCAACGAACGATGTTACCAATAACAGCAGTACCATCTTTATCTTTACGCTTAGACAAGTAAACGATTGTAGATGCTGTATACTTCAAGCCAGAACCACCAGACATTTCTTTAGTTGGAATGTATGCACCAACAACATCATAAACGTGATTCGTTACAAGCAAAGGCACACCAATCTTAGCAAGTTTCAAATTCAATACACGGAATGTTGCTTTGAGAATTTGACTTTTAGTCATGTCTTTTGTTTCTTTACCTTCAGCAGTATCTTCCATTTCTTTAGTAGAAGACAACTGACCAAGAGAATCAAGAACCATCATCATTGGTTTACGTGCTGATTCTTTTTGTGCAGAATACTTTTCAATGATTTGTAATGCAGTATGACGAAACTTTTGAATTGTATCTGGCTCAGAGATAACAACTCGTTTAGTGTCTACACCACGACTGTCCATCATAGACTTTGTAACTGCGGCTTCAGTATCAAAGTAAATAACACCGCCATCAGGATTTGCATCAAGAAACTGCTTGACAATGCCAAGCACAAAGAATGTTTTGCCTGTTGACGATTCGCCAGCGAATGCAGTCACTTTGTTGTTAGGCACACCGCCATAGATGCTACCTGATAGAACAGCATTCAATGCATACGAACCTGTGTCGATGCATCCACTATATTCAGCAGATGCGCCACCGTCAGATAAAATCTTTGTGTCTTCATCTTTCAATTGGTCAACTAAATCTGTAAAAAAATTGCTCATTGTGTTTTTCCTTCATAATATTTTGTTAATAACTTTGGCGAATGTTGCTCATACTCAGCAACATCAGGTTCGCTTTTCTTCTGCACCTCTAACTCATAGGTACGCTTACGGAGTTCCGATGTACTATAACTATGATTTCTTACATGATAGTATAACTCAATTCCGTTCTCAATGCAATATTGTTTACCAGTAAAGTCTTTATTTTTGTATTCTTCACCGAGAAATCTGATATGCATTGTCTGTGTCATAATAAGATTTGCTAAATCTTCTTCAGTAAGATAAACAAGAATCTCATCCACATATTTACATGCTTGCAATTGAACATATCGTTCATACACCGATTGTACAGGTTTATTCTTTGTACTAGGTCTATCTACAGTAGGATCAACTTGTAACGCAACAATCAAATAGTCACACAACTTTTTTTCCATCTTTAGCATTGTCACATGACCAGCATGAAATAAATCAAATGACGAACAATTAAAACCAATTTTCATAAATTATCTTTCTGCGTACTTCGCAAATTTTGATCTGCCATCCCTAGTGTATTTACGTTTAAAATCTTCTAGTTCTTCTTTTGTCATGGGTATGGGTTCCATGAGTGATGCATTCAAATTTTCATCGCCAACGGGTTGTTGTGCTTTTTGTTTTCTCTTTCGTTTTGATACAACTTCAGCAGGTGGAATATCAACTTCATATCCACCAGACTTTTCTTCTTTCTCTTTTGCTATTTGTCTCAACGAAAAGTTTCCTGCAATAACAAGCAAGACTGCCATTGGGTCAAACACAAGAACTAAAAGAATAATAACGAATCGTACAGACTTATCTAGTAAACTAGAATCAATGCTGTCGCCATAGATTAGCGCCGCAATATATTTGATCGGACCAACCTCTGCTTCCACTTTACGAATTTCGGCGGCGATAGGAGCTCTTTCTTCATTAAGAGTCGAAATCCGCTTGTTATATGTTTCGATTTCTTTAAGTAAGCGACCACGTTCAACCTGTTGGGCTTTGCGTAGACTTGCCGCTTTCTCTGCACCTCTTTCGTTTGTTGAACGAACCATAGTTTGGTCCACAGCCTCATCCATCTGTTTGAGCGTTTTGCGATTAACATCAATATTATCTTTCTCAACTTTGATCTTTTCATCGATCATTTCAATTTTTGCAGACACATCACCACTGATAAGACTTTGATCGTTGTGTGCTTTAGAAAGATATCCAAAAATTCCCAATGATGTGATGAACATCAGAATCATAACTGCTACTGTGAAATAGTATTTCAAGAATCTTGGTGCAACTGACCAATTCTTATATGCCCATGATGCGGCAATGAGTTTAGAAAACTCAAGCGCACCACCCATGATTGCAATTGGAATTGGGCTAGCCGCAAAGATAGCCATCAAGCCAATGACTGAATAGTATGCGGCAATAGCAGAAAGAGATATCGCACTCAATAATGTAATCAAAGCAAATAACATAATTATCCTCTAGTCAATGTCAACACCTTATCAATTTGTTCTTGAATTTTTGCAGTGCGATTTGGCCAGTAAATATATTCTTTTTCTGGATTCTTCATCAAGTTAACTAGTAATGGCATGATGAGTTGTTCTAACTCTTTTAGATTTGCTTTCACTTCTGTTGTCATATTTTGGCGTTCTGCATCAAGTCCTAGTTTACCTTGATTGTATAGTGCCAACATAGCATCTAATTTTTCTTCTACTCGGTGTAGTGATTCTGAAGATTGTTCAACAGTTTCTCTAACGAGAATGGTATCTTCTAGCGTAGTTGGATCGGTGAGTCTAGTTAGTGTCGATTCATCAACAGCACTAAATCCAAAATCATCTTCTTTTCTAAACGCTAGGTACTCTGCGGGTATTGTTCTTGTTGTCATGCGAAAAAACTTTCCAATGAAGAAACACGTTCAGTCTTCCAACCAATTGTGTTTACAATTGTTTTTAATGGATCAAGATATGCTTTATCAAATTGAGTATCATAGTCGATGTACTTTTCCAAATTGAATTCTTTTGGCAGTACAGTCAATATAGAGAATACATTTTCTTGAACGGGATTTGGAACTTTCATGTAACAGAATTTAGTCTTATCACCATCCTGAATAAGTTGATACTTCTTAGTCAGTTTATACTTTTTCAGAAACGCATTAAACATTATCGCACCACGCACATGCATAGGTGTGCCCTTTGAATATAGTTCCGAACTACTCACATATTTAGACAGTTCACTAACACCACGTGGGAATGCAATGTCTTCGAATGGAAGAGTTTTGAATTCTTGTTTGAATGCTTCAACGAAAGATTGAAAGTCTGTTTCATTACCATTCATCACAATCTTCAAAGACTCTTTAATTTTATCTCTGCACGACATTGGTGTAGAAGACTTGACAGCTTCAATACCCATCATCTTCAACTTTGGTTCTGCAAAACGAACACCTTCAGAATCGTACACGTTTAGAATGTAACGCTTCTTTGCAGTCCAGATACCTTTGTTGGCAATCACTTCACGCTTCATTTGCATTTTCTGGTCAAATGAATTCATGTAGTCTGCTAGTTCTTGGTATGACTTGTCGATGAATGGTTCAAATTTTTCGGTACACGCTTTGTCAACGAAATCAACAATCGTTTCAATTTTCGTTTCACTCTTCGATCCGTAGACCATATGTACCAGCGGACCAAGATTGACGTATACAGAGTCCGTATCCGATGCGATGACATAATCAATATCCTTAGTTTTCAATAGTTTGTTTAGATAACCATTCAGCTTCTTTTCAATCCAGCGAATAGCAAGTTGACCAGACAGAGTAATTGCTTCTGCTTGTCTAGTGTCAAAGAATCTAAAGTATTGATTACCAAGGGCGCCATACGCAGAGTTCAATTGTACTTTCTTTGCCAACTGCAAGTTCTTGTACTTTGAAATCTGATTTGATATTTCACGTTTATGTTCTTTGTTTGTTTCTTTTTCGTAAGCCTTCTGTGCTTCAATCATTTTCTTTTTGTACAATGAACGATCATCATACATGCGTTGCATCATAGCAGGCAAGAAGCCTTGCTTGTCACGTTTGAAGTAATGTCCATTGGCTGCCATGCAATATTCACCTTGTGATTGATACTCACCATCTAGTAAATTATCAATAGAGACACTTGTGTGGCGACCTTCAACAATTGTTTCTGGTGAAATATTGTATTGCATAATCAAGTGTGGATACAATGAGTTCAAGTCAAATGACACAACCCATTCATGCATACCAATAAGTGGATCTTTTACATAAGCGCCAGCAAATTGTGAATCTTTTGATGTGTGAACATTCTGTGGCACAATAATATTCTGTTCAATCAAATCGTTATGAATCAGAGTATCCCACATACGCACCTGCGTGAACACATCGTTGTAATTAACTTTAGCATCGTATGCCAGCGCCAGCGCCATGTCAATCAATTGCATCTTTGCATCAATACGATCTACAAGTTCAACGTCATGGATGTTGTACTCAATAAACTTTTGAAAGTTTGTTTTGTACAATTGATGTAGACTTTCAACTTCTGAGTAGTCTAGTTTCTTTTCACCAAGTTCAAGATATGCAATGTGATTAAGACTAAAACTTTCTTGCTGTGAGTAAGTAAACTTTCTGTACAACTCAAGATAGTCAAGTGTCGCAATGCCTACAAATTCAAATATAGTTTGAGGCTTATTGTGACTTGTTACTGTTCGATCATTGATTCTATGAAATGGAGATAGACGATGTGCAGTATTATCGCCCATGAGTTTTGTGATACGATTGTTCAGATATGGAATATCAAAGAATTGAATGTTCCAACCAGTCACAATGTCTGGTGATGTTTCTTCCCACAATTCGAGAAACCGCATGATGAGATTATTTTCATCACGACACTTCGTATATGTTACATCATCACGATTGTTATCATAGTCACCACAGCCAAAGACATAGAAGTGTCCAGCTATCTTAAATGTGATTGCTGTAATTGGCTCAGACGCAGACTCAGGTTCAGGAAAGCCATTTTCAGAACCAACCTCAATGTCAATATTTGCAATCTTAATTTGTTGCGGATCATAATCTATTTTTCCTGGATAGGCTTCGTTGATGTATACGTATGGAAAGTTTGTTGAGCCATACACTTTAAAGTTGTCAACATCCTCATAACGTTTCATAAATTCTGTAGCGTCACGCATTGTTCCTTGCAACACAGGCGCAACAGATTGCCCATCTAGTGTTTGATATCC